GCCGGATCGCTTCTGTTCGGCGCGTGACGTGCTGATCGTGGATCCGGAGATGTGGGCGATTGCAACGCTGGACCCGCTCCAGAAGCGCAAGCTGGCCACCACGGGCCTTGCCGATCGTGACGCAATGTATTCGGAAGAGACTTTGGTCTGCCGAAACGATGCGGGCAACGCCGTGATCGCCGATCTGACCTAAACCCTACCGGCCTGCCATGCGTTGTGTGTGGCAGGCCAACTTATAGGAGTTGAGAACATGGGACGACCCCGCAAGGATGCCGACGTGAACCCGAATACGGGCGTCGAGGAAGACAAGATGCAGGACAGCTCGCAGGGTAAGGAATTGCCCGAGACGCAGGGCGATGGCACCGATGCCCCGTCTGTGCGTGATCTGCCGCCCGCAAACCCGCTTGGTGAACCGGTCAAGCCCGTCGAAGAGTATGCCAACATCTCGGAGGCCGGCAAGCAGGCCGCGGCTCTTGGCGTCGTGACGGAAGAAACCGAGCATATGGGAGACGATTATGTCGCAGGTGAAACGATCGTGGAGCATCCCGTTTCCCCGACCGACTCCAATCCCAACCCGCACGGCCAGCGTTCGAACCCGGATGCGAACCTCATGGTCGAGACGGACGACAAGGGCCGTGAAACCCGTTCCGCTCGTGATGAAGCCGACATGGTTGAGGTCACTGGCGCCGAAGATCTGCCGGCGGAAGTTCATGTGGGCGATGGGCGCACCATTGGCCGTGGACAGACGATGAAGGTGGACAAGGACACCGCCAAGCTTCTCCGCGATAACAAGCAGGTGAAGTAAGGTGGCAGGGGACGAGAAACTGCTGAGTTACGATCCGCTTACCGGGATGCGTGAGTGGTTCTCGTCCGACGATGAGGGCGATACGTGGCATGTTCGTTATGAGCAGGACGTGTCGCCCTTGTTGGATGCGAATAAGGAAGCCCAGAACGAGAGTTGGGACAAGCGCGACGACCTATGGCACGCTGCTAGCATTCCCAATGTTGTTCTGATGGAATGGATTACAAAACACGGGATCGAGTATTTCAATCCGAATCATAAGGAAGGTGTAAAGCGCCTTCTCAATTCGGACGAATATCGCTACCTTCGGGTTCGCAATTTCATCATTTAAGGGTGTGGGCAGATGACGGCACTACGAGGAATCTATATTCAGACGCCTACTGCCATGGCGGACCGCCAGCAGCGGGAAGTTCGGTTTGATCCTTTCGGCGCGCTTGTCGTCAACACCGCCAACGCGGACGGCACTTATGCTCCCGGCGGCGGTGCTACCGATCCTGCATACACCCAGACGGGTTATCTTCCTGCCGGTACTGACCGCAGCGGCACGACGAACGCGACGGCGAACACCTCGCAGCAGCTCGCAGCGGCCAACGCTACGCGGCGCGGCCTCAACATCCAGAACATCAGCGCGAATCCTATCGGCATCAATGAGTTTGGCGGCGCTGCGGCTATCGGTACGCCGGGAACCTATACCATTGCGGCGGGTGGCACGATCAACGTGCGTACAAACCGCGCTGTAACTGTTGTAAGCGGTACGGCATCCCAGCCGTACACTGCGACGGAGTTCTAGCGATGGGTGAAGTCACGACGCCGGGTGTCTCGGAGCAGCAGCTCCTGGATAAGTTTCGTCTTATGCAGGCAAATGACAGCCTGACGATTGACGACATGTACAATAACTTCATGGGCGGGAAGATCGCGTTCGTTTCTCCTACGCCGATGACGGTTGCGTCGTTGCTTTCGACTTATCCGGCCAGCGCGCCGTATCTGGGTAAATATGCCCGCGTTACGGATCTTTGGGGTTCGGTGACGACGGTTATGGTCTGCGAGGCGGATTCCACGGGCTTCTACTGGCGCCCGCAGCGCACGGATTATGCACCCCCGCCTATCTCTATGGGTTCGGGCACGCTGACGCTGACGCCACTGATTACGGCGCCGATCGTCAACCTCACTGGCACGCTGACCGGCACGGTCAATGTTACGCCGTCCTCAACCAACGCATGGCCTGGGGCCACGTTCACGGTGTCGTCCAATAGCGTCCTTGGGCTATTCGGTATCAACCTCACTGGCCTTGTCGGCGGCGGCACTGTTCCGTTGCTGAGCGGGGGCATCAGGACGTTGACGTATTTCTCTGGTAGCGGGTGGAAGGCGGCCTGACATGCGTGACTTCGAAGTAGGCGATATGCTGTTCGGCTATCCCATCACCAAGCTTAGCGCGGATTATGTGGAAATCACGGTGCCCAACAGCGGCATCCAGTTTTCATTCGACCGCGCTCAGTTTGACGAGGGCGCGCGTTATGCGCTTTCCCTCGCCGGATCTTGGGTGATGCACGGCTGATGCACAATGAGCCAAGCGTAAAACCTTGGAGCAAGACCACCCGCGTCGTGCTATGGGCGGTTATGTCCTTTGTCGCTTGGCTCATCGCAATTAAGGTATCGCCATAATGTCCATCGCAATCCCGACATATGCCTCCGGTGCCATCACCAACTATTCGGAGCTGGTGACCGAGATTCGCGACATGATGGATGACGTGGACTACGATCAGGAGGCGATTGATCGGGCGCTGCGCAAGGCGGAGGCGGAGTTCAACCGCTCGCTGCGCACGCCTGATATGGAATCTCGTGCGGTTTTCACGATTACTGACGAGCTGACGCAGCTACCGGACGATTTTCTGGAAATGCGGTTTATCTTCGTTGAGGGTATGCCGGATCAGCCGCTGTCGTCCATGTCGCCCGCGGGCATGCTGGCAAACTATTACGGGCGCTCGGGTACGCCGATGGCCTACACGATCGAGGGCAATTCGCTGCGGGTGGGGCCGGTCGGTAACACCGCGGTCGAGATGGTCTATTATGCCCGCATCGGCGCGCTGACATCGGCACAGGTGTCCAACTGGCTGCTGCGCAAGCATCCTGATCTGTACGTCTCCGGCGTGATGTATCACCTTGCCCGCCGTGAGCGTGACAGCGATGGCATGGCACAGGCGGCGCAGGAGGTTTCGGTGCTGACGGGCGAGATCAACAAGGCGGCACAAAATGCGCGGTGGGGTAGTGCACCGCTGACGCCTCGGGGTGTTTCGCAGGTGTCAAACAGGGTGCGGATCTAGTGGCCACCAAGCGCCTCCCCTTCCCCGCCTACCTCCCGGATCAGCTCCCGCGCAACGTCTTGACGCAGGCGATCAACGTGCTTCCGGCTGCGGATGGCTATCGGCCGGTCAAGGCACTAGCGGCGATCAGCACGCCGTTGCAGGCGACGTTCAAGGGCGGTGGGGCGTTCATCTCGTCCACCGGCACCACGTATCTCATTGCAGGCACGGCGAACGGGCTGGAGCGCTATTCCGGTGGTGGTTGGACGACGCTGCTTGCCGCTATGTCCGTGGTCGATCGTTGGAGGTTCACGCAGTTCGGGGACTTCGTGGTTGCGGTCAACGGCGTCGATACCAAGCAGATCGATCTTACCGCGGGTAGCGCATCCGACATCGCAGGCTGCCCGACCGGTAACGGCGTGGCCGTGGTGGGCGATTACGTTGTCATTACGCAGGCCGATGGTAATAAGCTGCTGGTTCAGTGGTCGGGGTTCAACGACCACACCAAGTGGACCGCGGGCGTCGATCAGTCGGGGTTCCAGCCGATGCTGACCGGCGGTGAGGTGAAGGGCATTGCGGGCGGGGAATACGGCGTCATTCTCCAGCGCTTCCGGCTGGTACGCATGGAGCGCACCGGTGACGACAAGGCGCCGTTCCAGTTTCCCGAGATCACGACCAACGTCGGCTGCGCCTCCAGTGGCAGTATCGCGCAGTCCGGGCGCACCGTGTTTTTCTTGTCCGACCGCGGCTTCATGGCGTTGGAAGATGGCCAATCGCTGCGTCCACTCGGCAACGAGAAGTTTGACCAGACCTTCCGCGACAGCGTGTCGGTAGACGATTATGAGAAGCTGTGGGCCGCAGTGGACCCTAAGCGCTCGCTGGTGATGTGGGGCGTACCTGGAGTGCCGGGGCGCATCTGGGTTTATAATTGGGTCATCGACCGCGCCAGCACGATTGAAGTGCCATTCTTGGGTCTGTTCGCAGGCTACGAAAGCAGCATCTCGCTTGAAGGTGTTGCGGCAATCTACCCCAATCTCGACACCATGCCCTATTCTCTGGACGACCCGCGGTTTCAGGGTGGTGACCCGCGGCTCTACGTTGTGGACAGGCAAAACCGTATCGGAGCGTTCTCTGGCCCCAATCTGGAGGCTACGCTAGCATTGGGCTGGCAAGCTCCCGGCGACCCCAACGTTTCGCGGCTGCGGGCAGTATGGCCGATGTCTGACGCCAACACCGGCATCAGCATTCGCACCGATGCACGTCAGCAGATGGGCGACGGCACTGGCGTCGTAACGTCTGGCGTACTGCAACGCAGCGGACGTATTCCCATGCGCGCGCGTGGGCGGTATCTTCAGCTAACGACAACCATAGATGCAGGCGTGCGCTGGAGCTATATTCAGGGTATCGATCTGGAAACGGATGCAGGAGGAACACGGTAATGTCGAAGTCTAACGCATGGGAAACGGCTTACCTGAAGCTGCTGCTCAACGGTACGCCGATTGCGAACATTGCGGACAACGCCGCATCTTCGCCGCTGACCAGCCTTTATCTGTCGCTGCATACCGCGGATCCGGGCGAGACGGGTACGCAAACGACCAACGAGATTTCCTATACCGGCTATGCGCGCGTTGCCGTGGCCCGCACGACGGGCGGCTGGACGGTGGATTCGTCGGGCATCGGCACGCTGGTTGCAGCAGCCAACTTTGGCGCCAGCACGGGCGGTACGGGCGGCACCGCGTCGTTCGCATGCCTCGGCACTGCGGCGACGGGCGCAGGCATGATCCTGTACAGCGGCGCCATCAGCCCGACTATCTCCGTCACCAGTGGCGTGACGCCGCAGATCGCGGCTGGTACGACGATTACTGAGGATTAATTCCAAGTGGCTCTGCGTCCCTGGGTTCCCGCTGACATGGTTGGCGTTACCGGTCTTGAGATCGTTGACGCCACGAAATCCGTGACCACCG